TGAGAGTCCCTTTAAGTTCTCAAAAGAGATTGATGAGCAAAAGAAAAAATCATTATTAATTGAGGTTGATGCAATTGAACAGATAGCATTGTCTAACATTGGTTCTACCTTTTATCATATGTATAACTATGACTTTCGTGGTCGTATTTATACTAATACTGCGTTCTTGCATGAACAAAGTAGTGACAACGCAAAAGGCTTACTACTATTCAGTAGAGGCTACCCTCTGCTAGAGAAGGGTTATTACTGGTTAGCAGTGCATACTAGTAACTGTTATGGTAATGATAAGGTTAGCCTAGACGATAGGTATTTCTTTGTATGCGAGAACATGGGTTTATTCCTATCGTATGCAACAGCGCCTATGCGTAATACAGATTGGATGAAGGCAGACAAACCATTTTCATTCTTAGCTTGCTGTTTTGAGTTACAGCATATCTTAGAGTTTGAAAGGGAGGGTAATAACATTGAGGATTACGTTTGTAGATTACCTATATACATTGATGGCTCTAATAATGGCGTACAACATCTTGTTGCAATGTCAAAGGACGAGACTATTGCCCACCTAGTTAATCTAGTCCCTTCTGAGCTACCCGGCGATGTCTACATGTATATCGCTAAATATGTTTGGGAAAAGCTAGCAGATAAGGCAAGTAAGCTTACACATCAAGAGAGAAATTCTTTTGAAGAAATTTATAACACAGCTATACAACTTCAAAAGACTTACCAAGAATCTCCTGAAAAAAGCGAAGCTAAGGCATCTGCATACATGGCTGCTCAAGAATGGCGCAACAAAAATAGAGCTATCCGAGAAAAGCTTTACCCTGTATACTGGTTAAATATCGATAAAGCAAAAGATCAACGTAAAGTTGTTAAACGTAATGTTATGACGCTTGGTTACGGTGGCACCGCTTACGGTATGGGTCAACAAATCATTGAAGATACACGTGATATGTCAGAGTATCTACGTGATAAAGAACATCTCTGGGGTGCTTTACTCGGTAACCTAGTGTTTGAAACTTGTTACGAGAAGCTCGAAGGACCTGCTAAGTTATTACGCCTGTTTCAAGATGTTGCTGCTAGAGCTAACGAAAGAAATGAATTTCTTGCATGGAAATCTCCTGTAACTAACTTTCCAGTAATACAAGGCTATAGGAAGCCAGTAGATAAAAGAACTAAATTAAGATACGGTAACGAGGAATTAAAAATTATTGTACAGGCTTGGGAAGAATCTACTATTGATAAAGATTCTCAGAAGACAGGCGCAGCACCAAATATTGTGCATAGTCTTGACGCTGTACATCTTGCAATGGTGGTTAACGCTACACCCTATCCTGTTACTGTTGTACACGATTCTTTTGGTTGTCACCCAACTAATATGGATCATTTGTTTAAGCTAGTAAGACAAGAGTTTGTTAATCTGTATGCACAATACCCGCTACAAAACATACTCACTCAACTCGACTGCCTAGACTTACTACCCGAGCTAGGTAACTTAGATACAAGCTTGATACTTGAATCTGATTACGCATTTTGCTAATTTAATTGAAATCAACGAACTGTACCAGGGGACGATAAAGAACTACTGGTATAGATTCACCACAAGTACGTTTACTACAAACAACATCTAAAAGGAAAACATCATGGCTATTTTAAAGAACGTTGAACTACATTTTGCTAAATTAAATCCAAAGCGCCCTAACGCTACATTTAATACTGAAAACCCTTCATGGGAAGTTCAGATTCGCACAACTGATAAAAAAGTTGTTAAAGAGTGGAAAGCATTAAATATTAACGTTAATCCTGTTCGTGAAGACAAGGAAGACGAAGACTCAAAGATTATCTACTACAAAGCGAGTCTAAAGAAAAGGTCAAAGAAATGGGAAGCTAACGCAGAAGGTAAAAAGGTTCTTGTTCCATCCGCACCTGTAAAAGTTGTTAGCGGTACACTAGAAGATATTAACCCTGATTCAATCGGAAACGGTTCTCTCGCTAATATTCGCTTATTTCAATACGAACAAACTATTGGAGAAGGTGCTGCTGAAAAACAAATTATTGTTTCGATGCTAATGGCTGTACAAGTTACAAAGCTAAATGAGTACATCCCCAAAGCACGAGAAGATGAATTCACTATGGAAGAATTCTCAGTTAATAGTGTAGCAGAAGCTAATGAAGATGGTTCAAATGATTACATTGAGTTTTAATAAGTATAAGTAACTAAAAGGGAAATACTACGGTGTTTCCCTATTTTATCAAATTGATGAGGTTTTAAATGAAAAAAGTTATTAGTGTGCTAGCGATACTATCCGTTTTTGGTCTAGCTCTCTTTGGCTGGATTAACAACATTGTGCTATTGTTTAATATGGATGGCCCTGTGGTAGGTGAGACCATTCTTCGTGTTGTAGGTATCATTTTAGCACCTATCGGTATTGTTTTAGGTTATGTATAATGGTTGACTTACAGTATAAAGTTATTTTAAGAGAACCAGCTAACGCTCGATTTATTGAACAGATGGAAAATAAAGTTATTCTATCAGAAGCAGGTATTGAGTATCTTCATATTGTAGAAAACGATATGCTATTAATTATTGGAACAGATGAGTTAGGTATTACAGAACTTTGTTCATTTCTCGCTCAATATTTAGAGCCTATAACAAATATAGGTCTTGTAACACAAATAACCACATGGGAACCAGAATGGCATACAATACACTAGTAGATCGTATTGCTGGGCTCAAGCCTTTACGTACTAATGCTGTTTATCAGGAAGCTTTCGAAGATGCTAAATATTCGGTATTAGGTCTAATTAAAAACTTTGGAATTAGCTCAGAAAAACAAGATTACCTGTTACTTTGTGCACTAGCTGATCTTCAAGGTTCCGCTATGCCAAATAATCATAATTGGACATTACATAATCAAACAATTAACGAGATCAAAGAATATTTCAATGAAAAATAGAACAATATACCTTGCAGGTCCGATGGAACACGTATCTGTAGAAGAAGCTGTTGGCTGGCGAGTTACAGCTAAGTTTAAATTAGAAATGTCAGGTTGTAATGTACTTGATCCAACAAGGCGTATTCACAATTTTCAACAACGTTATATGAAACGCATCTTTGAATTAGATATGCGTGATATTCAGGAGTCAGATATTGTACTTGTTAATCTGGATAACCCTAGCTTACCTAAGCATGGAACAGCTATGGAGGTATTCTATGCTTCGTACGTTTTACGTAAACCTGTGGTAGCCTTTAAAGCGGACCCTACTGCTATTCATCCTTTCTTTGAATCCCTCGTAACCGAATGGCGTTCTACAGCTGATAAAGCCGTTGACACCTTAATTGCTGAGTACTTATAATGCCTTATATTGCAGATCGTTTTAAATCATTTCTTGACACTAAGGCAGTAATAGAGGTTGGTGACCTTTGTACTACTCCCGGAGAACTTAATTATGTACTTACTACAATCGTAAAAGAATACTTCGCTCGTACCGATAAGGGTAACTATCAAGCTATTAATGATATTCTTGGAGCATTAGAGGGCGCCAAGCTAGAGTTCTATCGCCGAGTAGTTGCTGATTACGAGAACATTAAGATTAAAGAAAATGGAGATGTATACTAATGGAAAATATGTACGAAATATTTGATGTTCAAGGTAAACTAAGAGATACTAGTATTCGTTTACAAAGCGCATATAAGGCGTATCTGGATATACCTTTTTCGGTTGTCCATGCTAGCTCTACTAAAAGTGGTAAAAAATGGTTGTTTAGCGGAGAAGATTTTATGACATATGCGGATACAGATTTAGATGATTGGGAACGTATACAATTTAAAAAGTACATAGCTGAGCTAGATAAGAATAATTCAAAAGAATTAGGTTTACCAGAAGAAGAACTTACATCTAGCGAGGAACTCAGTAACTATATGGTGAAACTAAAACCAAAAACAACAGTAGATAATAACCCAAAGACTCAAGTAGCCTTAAGTAAGCCACGACTCAGTGATGTGCCTCCTGTTTCTTTGTTTGCATTAGGTGCTGCAATGAGTGATGGTGCTGCTAAGTATGGTCGGTTTAATTGGCGCGATACTAGCGTAACAGCCTCTGTGTTTTATGATGCAATGATGCGACATTTAACGGATTGGTATAATGGTGAAGAACATGCCCATGACAGTAAAGTAAGTCACCTTGGTCATATTATGGCTAGCTGCGCTATCTTACTTGATAGTAAAGCAGAAGGCGTGTTTATTGATGATCGCAAACCAAGTGAACAGTTAAACGTTTCTCGTTCATCACATCTTTGGATAGATTAGATTAATACACACATAGTAACACAATATAGGGTTTTAAATGATGCAGTACGCAAATCACTCAGGCTACTCAGACATAACTCCATTTAAAGTTATCCAAGTAGTTTCCGATAAAACTATTGAGATACGCGAAATGAAGACAGAACGTGACAAAAGTGTTGAACTTAATTTCCATGTAGGTGGCTTTAGCGCACATTGCTCAAATCAACGTGAACAAAAATGGTTTATTGAAGAAGATGAAACTGCACCAGTGTTTCGTATTCGCCTTGGTAAAAAGGGCTGGAAAGATGCTTACGGTCGTTACTTTAGTCTTAGTGAAAAACCCATTAAGTTTTATGACTATAACTTTTAGGTAAAAAGTGCTTAATGAAATTAATATTTGACATTGAAACAAATGGATTACTCCCTGAGCTAGATACAGTATGGATGATTTGTACCTATGACATTGAAACAAAAGAAAGTAAAAGCTTTTGTGATCATGCTGTAGAATCAGGCTCTATCAAAGAGGGTTTGGCATATCTTGAAAAAGCAGAAATGTTATCAGGTCACTTTATACTTGGCTTCGACCTGTTTGCTCTTAAAAAAGTCTATGGTTGGTTTCCTCGTAAAGAAGTTGCTCTTGTAGATACCCTGCTGTTAAGCCAAGTCTTAAATTACAAAAGGTTTTCTAATGGTAAGCATAACTTAGATACATGGGGTAAATTCTTTGGTCAAGAAAAACCACCACATGAAGATTGGTTGAATTACTCTCCCGAGATGCTTCATCGCTGTAAGGAAGACGTAGGGATTAACACTAAGGTTTATCAACATTTAATGTATGAGTTAAAGAGTGCACACGTTGATAAACTACCCCTTATTAAACTTTCTTTACGTAACGAGCATGATACGCTGTTATTTTGCTCTATGGCAAAAGAAACAGGTTGGCGGTTTGACGTAGTAAGTGGGAATGGTCTTCTAGTTGATATGGAAGCTAGAATGAAGATAGTAGAAGATATTGTAAATCCTCTACTTGATCTTCGAGTGAAAAAGCTAGACACTGAGCCTAAAAAGGTTAAGTTTTTAAAGAGTGGATTATATCCTGCACATATTGCTAAATATTTTAGCGTTACACAGGAAAGTGCTTTAGAAGATCGGCCTATTATGGGTGATTACTCTCGTATTGAGTTTATTAAACCAGATATCGGTAACATTGATTCCGTTAAAGAACATCTGTATACTATCGGATGGGTGCCGGATGATTGGAACTGGAAAAAAGAAGGTCGAGAATTCATTAAGGTTTCTGCAAAGTTAACAAGTAGTTCTCTTGAGCCTCTTGGTGAATTCGGTAAACACATAGACGACTACTACACTATTCGTTCACGACACAGTATTCTAAAAGGCTGGCTTGAACTTGTAGACAAAGATGGATTTCTACACGGTGACTGTTTTACTATCGGTACACCTACTTCTAGAGCTAGACACTCAATAATAGCTAACGTTCCCTCTGGAGGTTCAATGTATGGTAATGAGATACGTAAACTGTTTATTGCCAGAGAAGGTCATTCTATTATTGGTGCGGACTCCTCTGGTAACCAATTTAGGGCGTTGTGTCATTACTTAAAGAATGACGACTATACAAACGAAGTCCTTAATGGAGATGTTCACCAAAAGAACGCAGATGTACTTAGTAGTATTCTTGAAGAAGAAGTAGCTAGGCGTACAGCAAAGCCATTCATTTACGCTTATTTATTCGGCGGAGGCGGTGAGAAGCTATCTTTAATCCTAAAAGGTAAGCGAGATAAAAAGCTAGGTAACAAAGTAAAGTTAGAGTTTGCTAAACGTATTCCCGGATTACACGAGTTAATTACTAAGATTGGTATCATATACCGTAGTACAGAACAACAAGGTCATCCTTGGATACCCGGTTTAGACGGCACAAAAGTTTATTGTGAGTCGCCACATAAGGCGTTAAATTACCTACTACAAAAGTTTGAAGCTGTAACGTGTAAAGCGGCTACTGCTCAAATTAAAAATAAATTAGAAGAAGAAAATATACCGTACTTCCCTCTTATCTTCTATCATGACGAAGTTGAGTTTGAAGTACCTAATGAGTATGCTGAACGAGCCAGCGTGATTGCAAAAGAAGCTTTTAGAGATGCCCCTAAGATGTTCAATGCGGTTATTATGGACGGCGAAGCTAAGATTGGTTTTGATTGGTATGATGTTCACTAAAGGAAATAAAATGTTTGATAACCTGAATAATATTAAGCTAGAAAAAGAAATCGGTCAACTTTTCTTGGAAATACTACAGAAAGAAGATCCAAACGCAGCACTTGCGGGTGGTGCATTACGTAATTGGGATGAAGGAGAATCTTGTAACGATTTTGATTACTTTATGAATATGCCTTCTCATATGAGTCTAGGGCAGATGCGTAAAAAGTTAGAAGTTATTTGCGGTAGGTCTGTTAGTATTCTTTCAGATGAAGCATATCTATTCTCAACTGAAGCAAAGAAAGCTATCTCTGGCGTATTTGAAGTTCAATTACTTTCTAAGACTGTTCAGATTATTGTGTTGAATAACATGCGTGTTGGGGAGTATATTTTTAAACACTTTCCAGTTAGCAATTCACAAATTTGGAGTTACGATTGTAAAAACTTAGGCGTAATCAAATCAGACTTGTATGATTACGGTAAGAAATATAATTGTATTTTTGTATCTAAAGATATCTCTGCAACATACTACGAGAAAATCAAGAGCTACTATCCTAACAAAACAATGTTGTTTAGCACTTGAAACACAAAAAATATGATATCCTTTACATGGATATTGCTAAACGAATAGCACAGATGTCTTTCGCTGTAAAGCGTAAAGTAGGTGCTATTGCAGTTAAAGACGACAATATCCTAGGTTTTGGTTTTAACGGTATGCCAGCAGGTTTTGATAACACTTGTGAGCATACTCTTGAAGATGGTAAATTAAAAACTAACACGGAAGTACTTCATGCAGAAACAAACCTAGTAGCTAAGCTATCAAGAAGTTCCTTAAGCCTAGAGGACGCAACAGTATATGTTACAGCAGCACCTTGTATTAAGTGTGCAGTGTTGTTGTCACAGACAAGAATCAAACAAGTGTATTTTGATGAATATTTCTCAAATGATGAGGGTATTTATCTACTAAACAAAGTCGGAATTGGAGTAACCAAATTATGAAAACAGCATTTAACACATTCGTTCACAAAACACCAGCATCAACCTTGAGCTACTGCCCAGAAGACACACATGTGTACTTAAGTTTTGTTGATCGTAACGTAACGATTAAGTACCCCCTAAATTCAGATCGCGGTGCTTATCTTTCTCGCCTTGCTCAGAAACGCGGTGTGCGAAAAGTAACAAAGATTCGCAATGAAGAATCTACTAACCCTGTTGCATTTAAGCAGCTTTCATTGTTTTAATGATAGCACTTATTGATGGTGACGTTCTAATCTATCAGTCTTTATGGGGTTCAACATCTCTTAAAGACTGCATTACTAAATTAGAAGAACTAATAACTAACTGTATAGAATCAACATTCAGTGACGATTACTTAATTGCTGTTGGAAGCCCTAAAAACTTTCGTGATATTCTTTATCCAGAATACAAACAAACAGCGGGTCGTGTAAAAGCAAGACAGAACAAGTCTGAATATTTTGATGATTTAAAAGAATACTTAATTACTAAAGAGAATACTGTACAAGCGATTGGTTTTGAAGCTGATGACTTATTACGTATTTGGTCAGAACAAGCAAATGAACCCTTTATTGTTTGTTCAGTAGATAAAGACTTAAAATGTATCTCTGGATTACATTGGGATTTACGAAAACAAGTTGTAGATAAGGTTGACAAAGATCGTGCTAACTCTTTCTATTGGAAGCAGATATTAATGGGTGACCCTGTTGATAACATTCCGGGCATTGAAAGGGTTGGCCCTAAAACGGCTGAGAGAATCTTAGAAGGGCTAACTACAGATGAGCAACGTAAAGAAGTAGTTATTTCAAAGTACAAAGAGGTATACGGTGAACTTTGGGAAAGTCACTTACTAATGAACGGGCGATTAATACATCTTTGGAGGTTTGAACATGACTACTTTACAATCTAATGGTCATTGGGATTTCTCTTACAAAATTGATATTAATAAGGTACATGGTTTTGTATACATTATCAAAAATACTGAATCTAAAATGATGTATATTGGTAAAAAGATTGTAAAAGGGGGTGGTAAGAAGAACAAAGGTGTTGAAAGCAACTGGAAATCTTACACTAGCTCAAGTAAAACAATTAATGAAGATATACAGAAAAACGGAAAAGATAACTACAATTTTTATATTTTAGACACCTATAACACAAAAGGTGGTTTATCATGGGCTGAAACATGGTCTCAATGTATAGTAGAAATACCAAGCAACAATCTAGTTTGGTACAATAGATTTATTGATAAAGTAAGCTGGCGATCGTCAGAGCATATCTCTAAACTCCATAAAACACGGTTAAAAAAATTAACTAAGGAATTTAATGTTGTATATTAGTGCTTTTGTTACGGCTTCAATAGCTGTGATACTTCTTATTGCTCAAACAATTCGTATCTTGTTTGACCTAGATTTGATTATGCCTTCAGCTGATCTTATAGTAATAACTCTTACTTCGCTCGTAGCCTCTAATATCTGTACACAAATAGCAAAGAGCAGCTAGTATATGGGAAAGATAGTTCAGAAAGATCAACCATGTTTATTGTGTACAAGTAGTGATGCTAGGCAGGTATATGATGATGGCGGGTCTCATTGTTTTTCTTGCGGTAAACATTTTTTTGCAGATAACCAATTAACTAGCTTTGAGGAAACTACAGTGACTAACAAAAGGCTATCTCTTAGTGAGATTCAAGAGCTGAAGTCTAATACTTTTCATGATCGTAAGATTTCTAAGTTTGTAACTAACTTTTTTGAAGTTAAAGCAAGTTACGATGAAGAAGGTGAAATCGATACTCACTATTATCCCTACGGCGAATCGGAAATAACAAGCTATAAGATTAGAAAGCTACCCAAAGAGTTTTCGGCTACTGGTAAATTAGATACTCTTTTTGGTCAAAGTAAATTTAACGGCGGTAAACAGTTGATCATTACTGAGGGGGAGTTAGATGCTTTGTCTGTTGCTCAAGCTTGGTATGATAAACATAAAACAATTTATCCGGTTGTATCAATTTCAGGCGCTACTAATCTTAAGCCATTGCTTACGTACCGAGATTGGATTCGTAATTTTGGTAAAGTAGTTATTTGGTTTGATAATGATGAAGCCGGTAAAAAAGCAGCCGAAGAAGCCGCAAAAATTATTGGTGCTGATAAGGTTTATATAGCTAAAACTTCTGAGAAAGATGCTTCTGATACCTTAGCTAAATACGGTGATAAGGGTGTATTAAACGCAATCTATGATGCTTCCCGCTGGAGCCCTTCCGGTCTTGTTAGCTCAGCTGACACATGGGATATTTATAAAGAAGAACAAGGTGCTGAGTATATACCTTATCCTGAGTTTGCGGGTGAGTTAAATAACAAGCTTTATGGTAGACGTTTAGGTTCTATCACAATGCTTACGTCAGGCACCGGTATGGGTAAGACTTCCTTTGTTAAAGAAGATCAATACCATTTACTTAAGACTACTGAAGACTTAATTGGTATTTGCTCACTTGAAGAATCTGTTGGTGAAGCAGTAAAAAATATCATGGCGCTGGAAGCTAATCAGCGTATTCAGTTACCTGATGTTGAGATTAGTGAAGAAGAAGAACGTAAATTATGGGAAGCCACAATGGGGACTAACCGCTTTGTGTTCCTTGACCATCAAGGTAGCTTAGGTGACGAGTCTTTAATCAGTAAGATGGAGTACATGGCCCTTATGGGTTGTAAGTATATCTACCTTGATCACATTACTATCGCTGTTTCGGAATCAGAGGATGGTAAAGTTAACACAGCCATTGATAAGATGATGTCTGACTTACTTAAGCTAGCAAAGAGACACAATATATGGATTGGTGTAGTTTCGCATTTACGTAAAACAAGCACTAACCAGAAATCTTTTGAAGAAGGCGCAATACCTTCCGATGATGACCTAAAGGGTTCTGGTTCGTTAAAACAGGTACCTATGCAAATCCTTGCAATCTCAAGAAATAAAATGGAAACAGATGTGAATAAACGTAACACTTCTTACTTATGGATTCTGAAAGATCGATTCACAGGTCGCACAGGTCCAGCGGGTTCTTACTTGTTTAACGAACAAACAGGTAGGCTACAAAATAATAAGTTTGTTGAAGAAAGCTTTGACCTATGATCATAACAGTTTATATAGTGAATAAAGAGTACGATCGTAATGTATACGAGTTTGACGCTGACGAAATAGAAACAGCGTTAGAGCTAGTCAAATCCTTAGAGAAAAAGAATATTGATTGTATACTTTATCTCGCTTCAGATATAAACAAATCTGATTTGCACCCTTCATTAATGAAACTTAGAAAAGATATTAAATGTTAACAAAAGAAAAACTAGAAAATTACTATAATTTAATTATTAAGAATTTTGAGGATGAAGACGAGATTGTTTACTTCTTAAATAAACCAGAGTTGTTGCGTAAATTCGATGACAAGGATCGCGAGTGGCTAGTTATGAAATGGCTACATGAGCAAGGGTGGGTAGAAGTAATTGAAGACGCTCATCAATCTCCTGAAGTCATGGAACTAGGTTGGGAGACACCAGATGCTGCATAACGGTATTGAGATTGATCTAACACGAGATGATTTACTAGCAGACTACTCTAAAAGTATGGTGCTAGAGTTTTATGCTGCCAAAGGTGAGACATCTCCGCAGCAAGTATACGCAAGAGCAGCAAAGGCTTGGAGCACTTACAAAGGTGTTACTGACTTTGAAATGGCTCAACGTATTTACGAATATGTATCTAAGAAATGGTTTATGTTTGCTTCTCCGGTGTTATCTAATGCACCTAATGAAGAGGGTACTGTAAAGGGGTTACCTATCTCTTGCTTCCTAGCCTACGTACCAGACACAGTAGAAGGCTTGATTTCACACTCAAGCGAATTACGTTGGCTGTCTGTTATGGGTGGAGGTGTAGGCGGTCACTGGGGTGACGTTCGCTCAGTATCAGAGATTGCACCCGGTCCAATTCCATTCTTGCACACAGTTGATGCTGATATGACTGCCTATCGCCAAGGTAAAACACGCAAGGGTTCCTACGCTGCATACCTTGATATTGAGCACCCTGAGATTATTGAGTTTATGAGTTTGAGAGTGCCTACTGGTGATAACAATCGTAAAGCCTTTAACATCCATAATGCAGTAAACATCTCTGATGACTTCATGCAAAAAGTTGTTAATGATCTTGAGTATGAACTCATTGATCCAAAGAAAGGGCCAACAGGAGAATTCTTAAATGCTCGTAAAACATGGCAACAGCTATTAGAGATTCGTTTTCGTACTGGTGAGCCTTACCTTAATTTTATTGATGCAGCTAACCGAGGCTTGCCTGAAGCATTAAAGTCTAAAGGTTTAAAAATTCATGGTAGTAATCTATGTAATGAGATTCACTTACCAACAAATGAAGATCGTACAGCCGTATGCTGTTTAAGCTCAGTTAACCTAGAGTACTATGAAGATTGGAAAGATACGAACATGGTCAATGACTTGATTCGTATGTTAGACAACGTACTAGAATACTTTATTGAACACTGTCCAGAAAGTTTATCGCGAGCTAAATACTCAGCAATGATGGAGAGATCTCTGGGTTTAGGAGCAATGGGTTTTCATAGCTATTTACAGCGACATAGTCTAGCGTTTAGTAGTAATAAAGCTAATATTCATAACCAAAATATGTTTAGCGATATTAAAACTAAAGCAGTTAACGAAACCAAAAAGTTAGCTGTTGAACGCGGTGAAGCAGGGGATTTAGTTGGTTATGGTATTCGTAATGCTCACCTACTAGCTGTTGCACCTAATGCTTCTTCTGGTATCATTTTAAGTACATCACCTAGCACAGAGCCGCATAAAGCAAATGCCTATACCCATCGTACTAGAGCTGGTTCATTTCTAGTGAAAAACAAGTATCTAACAAGGAAGCTTCAAGAGCTAGAAAAAGATAATGAAGAGGTATGGAATAGTGTTATTACTAACGGTGGTTCTGTAGCACAGCTAGAGTTCCTTGATGACCACACTAAAGCAGTGTTTGAGACTAGCTTTGAGATTAATCAGTCTTCAATTATTGAATTAGCGGCTACTCGTCAGAAATTTATTTGTCAAGGTCAATCTGTAAATTTATTTTTCCCTGCGGGTATAAGTCGTGGGTATGTAAATAAAGTCCATTTAGACGCTTGGAAAAAAGGCTTAAAAGGCTTGTACTACTTACGTACAGAAGCTAAACAAAGAGCAGAAAATGTTTCTCAAGGTGTTGAACGTAATGCGTTAGCAGACAACAAAGAAACTATTATTTATGGTAAAAAGAATTGTCCATTTTGTGAGTCTGCAAAGGCTTTACTAGATCGACACAGTATTGCGTACAGTTATATAGATATCCAAGAAGCAGGTAAGACTGCTGCTGAAGTAACAGGGCGAGCAGATGTTCGTACAGTACCCCAGATATATCTAGAGGGTCGTTATATCGGTGGTTTTGAGCAATTACAAAAAGAACTAGCCATTAAGGTTGATAATACTACAACGGAGGAATCAGATGAGTGTTTAGCTTGTCAAGGATAATATGTCACTACTACAATTTTCAAAAACATACAAGCCATTTTCACAAGAATGGGCTGTAGATCTAACTAAAAAGCATGAAGAAATTCACTGGGTCGAAGAAGAAGCAGATTTGTCAGAAGACGTCAATGACTGGCGTATCAAACTCACAAGTCAAGAAAAAGAGTTCATTACTCACATTTTACGGTTGTTCACTCAAGGAGACGTTCAAGTTGGCCAAAACTATTATGATTACCTTATTCCGAAGTTTAAGAATAACGAAGTCCGAGTTATGCTTGGTTCTTTCGCTGGTCGCGAAGGCACACACCAGCGAGCATATGCGCTTCTAAATGATACGCTAGGGTTACCTGATGAAGAATATCATAAGTTTCTTGAGTATAAAGAAATGTCAGATAAGATTGATTTTATGTCTGATAATGATACAACTTCGCAAACAGGTATTGCTTTAGCATTAGCTAAAGGTGTATTCAATGAAGGTGTAGGCTTGTTTGCTTCATTTGTAATGCTGCTTAACTTGCAACGTTTTGGTAAAATGAAAGGCATGGGTACTATTGTTGAATGGAGTATTCGGGATGAGACGTTACATGTAGAGGGTGGTGCAAAGCTATTTAAACAGTTTTGTGCTGAACACCCACGTATTATTAACGATGAACTTAAATCAAAGATTTATGCATTGGCAACAGTAGCAGTAGAATTAGAAGATAAGTTTATTGATCTTGCTTTTGAATCTAATACTGTTCAAGGTTTAACCTCAGAAGAAACAAAGCAGTATATCCGCTTTATTGCAGATAGGCGCTTACTACAGCTAGGTCTAAAAACTATCTTTAAGGTCAAGGAGAATCCTCTGCCTTGGCTAAATTGGATCTTAAACGCAGTTTCTCATGATAACTTTTTTGAGAAGCGAGTAACAGAATATTCCGTAAATGGGATGGTAGGAGACTGGGAATGGTAATAGAGAATAGTGATTACGAACACTTTAAGAATACAGTATGTGGGCAATTAGAGTCTACAGAGTTCTTCCAACTACAAACAACCAATCAGGGTAGGTACGAAGCGTATGAGGCGGTCTCAATTTCTATTCTTGATGCTGCTAAAACAGTTGATGAAGAAGCGTTCCTATACGAAAGTCTAGACACCTTGCTTGATGAAAAAGCAAAACTATACGGAGTTACAAGAGAAGATGAACAATCAATCTGAAGAAAAGCAGTTACTACACGACTTTGAAAAAGAAAATCGAAGGTATGGTGAAGAAAATCACCGTAAAAAGATGACTCCTTATAAGAGAGTACAGAACAAGCAAGATTATTCAGAATTACTCGAAGAAGAAGAATATGACAACGATCTATAATAAGTTAATAGAGAAATATAAAGAGCTTAAAGGTTTAGTTATTTCTATTGACGAATTAACAGCAGAAAGTGAAGAACTAGCATACGAGTTATTTCTTAATGGCTCAAAGGTTATTGTACCGCATAGAAGTTCTCTTGACGCGAAAAGAACTTCTGATTCTCTTAGCACGAAAATTGCGAGACTATCTGGCTCAGCTTTACGATACCAAGTATCTAATCACGCAAGCGTGTATCAACAAAAAGCGGACTTAATGATCTGTTTCAACAAAGGAAAATTCGATGAAAAATATAGCGGAGCAAAACAGTTCTACTACGTTGAAGACTATAATGTCACAAATGAAGAGTTCTCGGAAACCAGTCAGCAAGACGAATCGAAATCTAAGAGGGGGCGTAAGCCAGGAACTAGAACTCTTTGATCAGGGTGTATTAACCCTTTGCGATGAGATTTCTTTAGAGTCAGCAATGCCTATTGCTAATGCGCTCCTTGAATATAACTTAATGGATGAGAGAGATGCACCACCGCATATTACTTTGTTCGTTAATTCTACTGGGGGTGATTTATTCGCCACATATCATCTAATTGATATGATCAAGCAATCGGACATACCAGTTCACACTTTAGGTATAGGTTGTATTGCTTCTGGTGGTATTATGTTGTTAATGGCTGGCAAAAAGGGTCATCGTTTTGTTACTGAAAACACTTACTTAATGAGTCATCAGTATTCTACCGGTGTATTTGGTAAAGAACACGAGCTGCGTGCTTCAGTATACGAGCTAGAGTTGCAATCTAAACGTATGGTTAATCACTATGTTAAGTGTACAAAGAAGTCTGAAGCTTATGTTCGAAAGCATTTGCTGCATCAATCAGATATTAGTATTAGTCCCCAAGATGCCGTAAAACACGGTATTGTGGATAAAATCTTAGCAGTGTATTAAATTTAGGGAAGCCTTCGGGTTTCCCTTTTTTATCAAAAAGGTTAGTTATGCGAGTATTTGTCTACTACAATCTTCACAAAGAGTGCTTTAGTATTAAAGCCCTTGAAGGTCCTAACAAAAATAAGGTAATTGGATATCGAGATGAAGTTGATTTAATTGATGTTGAATTTAAAGTAAGCCAAGCAGGAAGGGCACGTGTACTTAGGGAGCATAAGAAGAATGTTCACGCAGGTGCTACAGGTGAGCTGATTAGACCTATTGTTTGTAGTAAAGAATTAATAGAAGTAACTTACAACCCCTATGTTAATGAAACTTTTGTTAATAAGAAAAATAAAAAGCCGGTTACAAAGGCTTTATATGCTTTACTAACAAAAAAGAAAATCTTTATACAAGTAAAATGAAAAA